ACGATGACAGGATGATCGCATTGTGCATAAAAGTCGCACTGATCTCAGCTATAGGATGCGCACTATGTATCATAGCGATAATGATTGCCTGAGAATCTTGATAGCCCGGCTATCGTGATTTATTTTTAAGTTGAATGTCCGCAAATAAATATCATATCTGATATAATTATGATATTCATCAGGAGGTGGCATGGCACGAGCAGTCTCAACATTACGCGAGATTTTGAAGGATCAGGTAGGCGAGTTCACGTTAGCTGAAATAGATGGGCGGTGCGATCTAAAGACTTGCGAAATCTCAATGGCACTCTGCTATCTGCTCAAGCAAAGATATGTCACTCGAGTAGCGATAAAGTCTAACCGGATACTTGGTCGTAAAAGCATCTGGTCATATATATATTATAAAGAGAGACAGCCGAATGTTAGTTGAGCAGGTAGCAGTAGAAAAATTAATTCCTTATGCTAACAACGCTCGTACTCACAGTGAAGCGCAGGTCGCTCAGATCGCGGCAAGTATTAGGGAGTTCGGTTTTAATAATCCTGTTCTGATAGATGAGCAGTCGAGCATCATAGCAGGCCACGGGAGGGTGCTGGCTGCGCGGAAACTTGAATTGGATAGCATCCCATGTATAAGGCTTAATCACCTCTCATCGACGCAAAGGAGGGCTTACATAATCGCAGATAATAAAATCGCTATGAACGCTGGATGGGACGAAGAGTTACTAGCCTTAGAGTTAACCGAACTGACAGAATTCGGGGTCAATATGGACTTGACGGGATTTACCGTCGATGAGATTGTTTCATTAAAGCAGCCAAATTTTGAAGCGGCAACAGAAGAAGAACAAGGGCAATTAGATCAACTTGACCCAAAGTGGGTTGCTTGTCCCAACTGCGGAAAAGAGTTCGATCTTCGTGAAGTCTAATTTGAAAATTGATTGGGCATCTCATGAAGCAGCTAAATATGCTTGTTTAAATTGGCATTACAGCAAATGCTTGCCAGTTGGAAAACTTGCCAAAGTTGGTGCTTGGGAGAATGAAAAGTTTATTGGAGTTGTAATCTTTGGACGTGGGGCAAATAATAATATGCTTAAACCATTTGGATTAGAGCAAGATGATGGTTGCGAGTTGGTAAGAATTGCATTAACTAAGCACATTGCGCCAGTTAGCAAAATTATGACTATTGCTGTAAAGTTTCTCAAAAAAGCACAGCCTAGATTGCAATTGGTTGTATCTTATGCAGACCCAGAGCAAGGGCATCATGGAGGAATATACCAAGCCTGTAACTGGATTTATACAGGGCCAAGTGGCAAAGCAATTAAAATTTTTTACAAGGGTAAATGGTCGCACAAAAAGACTGTAGATGATGCTGGTGTAAATCAAAATAATTTGCCTAAAAAGGTTGCAACTGGAAAGCATAGGTATTTAATGCCTCTTGATGCTGCAATGCGCGAACAAATAGCGCGGCTTGCAAAACCATATCCAAAAAGAACAATGCGTGGTAAAGAGCAGGATGCTGGATACCCTTCAGCACTGGGCGGCGCGACTCCGACCACCACGCTCCAAACAAGCAATAACTAAGCGTTGATTTGTCCTGAGTGCGAGACAGCAAAGCAGAATCCCGGCTCTGGTCTATACCAATTCAATTGCCGCAACTGCCGAGAAAGATTAATATTTAAGGAACGATGCAAAGAAGCACGAAAGGAATTGATTGCTAGAATAAGAAAGTGGGGCGAGAATCAAGCAACGGATGAGGGTGTTTGTAAGTGCAAGGTATTTTGTTACAGACAGAGGATGGGCGATGGACGAGGTTGATCTAGCAAACGATCAGGTGCAAGCGGATATTAATGCTACATTGAGAGCGGCTAGAAAGGATATGAAGAAGGGCCAGCCCGGTGACTGTGACCTTTGCGGGGAGTGGAGTGGAAGATTAATCGAAGGATGCTGCGCTCCATGCCGAGATAGATATAAACTTAAATGACAGCCATGAAAATTGAAAAACCAGAAGTAAAAAAGGATGGGCGATCTAAAAACGGTGGAGCTAGGGCTGGAGCAGGCAGACCGCAGTTTGTTCCTGCTGACAATGAACGCAAAGCAGTTGAGGCGATGGCTGGTTACGGGCTGCCCCAAGAGCATATAGCTGTATTGGTTCGAGAAGGTATCAACCTAGAAACTTTACGCACGCACTTCTCCAGAGAATTAATATCAGGTAAAGCAAAGGCGAACTCAAAGATCGCTCAGACGCTATTTCAAAAGGCTGCTGGTGGCGATGTCACCAGTATGATATGGTGGAGCAAGACTCAGATGAAGTGGTCTGAGAGACAGCCATCAGAACTTGATAACATGATGGTTCAAAAACTTAGGCGAGAATTGGAGAGGGAGGATGAGGACGATGTACTTCCAACTTCGATTGAAGTAAGGGTTGTTAACGGCGGCAGTAAATTAATTACAGGAGAATCAAATGTATAATGATAAATCTGCATCAATGAAAGCTCCAAAAGCAAAGAAAATGCCTGCCAAGATGGCAGCTAAGATGCCAGTAAAAAAGAAGCCTGCTCCTAAAATGATGGCACGGTGACACCAGCAGTACCGACATTAAACGAACCGCAGAAACGATTCTTAGACCTTCCACACAAGTATCGGGCATTTGTTGCTGGATTCGGGTCAGGAAAAACGTGGGTGGGTTGTGCTGCAATTTGTAAGCACGCATACAAGTGGCCTAAGATCAACGTGGGTTATTTCGCGCCCACGTACGGACATATCAGAGACATCTTTTATCCAACGATCGAGGAGGTCGCTGCCGATTGGGGTTTGAATGTTAAAATACATCTTGCAAACAAAGAGGTCGATATTTATGTCGGTCGACATTACCGGATGACTGTGCTTTGTCGTAGTCTTGAAAAGCCCGCTGACATTGTTGGTTTTAAGATTGGTTACGCACTAATTGATGAACTCGACCTGCTCAAGAAGGACAAGGCGGAACTGGCTTGGCGCAAGATCATGGCGCGGATGCGGCAGAACTCTGACGGGCTGAAGAATGGCATAGACATTAGCACTACGCCAGAGGGCTTCAAATTTGTATACAACCAATTTGTCAGCCAGATTCGTGATAATCCAGCACTGGCAAAAACTTACGGGATGGTACAGGCATCAACGTATGAGAATTCAGATAACCTGCCGTCAGATTACATCAGCTCGCTGCGGGAGAGTTACCCGCCGCAATTAGTAGAAGCGTATTTACATGGTCAGTTTACCAATTTGCTGAGTGGCAGTGTTTATAATAGATTTGATCGCGCGTTGAATCACACGGACGAAGAAATAAAAGAATATGAACCTCTCCATATCGGAATGGATTTTAATGTGATGAACATGACGGCAACTATTAATGTTGTCCGGCAAGGCTCGCCATTGCAGCTTGGCGAATTGTGCGGGGTGCGAGACACACCTGAGATGGCTAAGATGATTCAAGATCGGTTCATTAATAAAGGCCACCCAGTCACAGTCTATCCCGATGCAAGCGGGCAGAACACCAGCAGCAAGAGCGCGAGTGAGTCTGATCTATCTATCTTGCAAAAGTACGGAATTAGAATTGATGTTAACCCGTCAAACCCTGCTGTGAAGGATAGGGTGAACGCTGTCAACGCGCAAATACTCAACGACTATGGCGTTCGTAATTTCAAGATCAATACCAACCTATGCCCCGTAACGACCGAAGCGTTTGAGCAACAGGCTTATGATCGAAATGGCGAACCAGACAAGACCACTGGACACGATCATACTATGGACGCAGAAGGATATTTCCTTGTAAAAAGATTCCCGATTAAATCGACGGCAAACCGTCAAACAACTATGACAGGATTACTATGATAAATACCGACGTGAGAAGCACCCATATAGACTATGACAAATATCTAAAAATATGGGCGATGTGCAGAGCGGCTTCTGCTGGTGAACACGCTGTCCATGAAGCGAGAGAAGCCTACTTGCCGCGATTGAAGGGCGAGGACGAGCAATCCTATGCGCTACGTACAAAGATGACCCCATTTTTCAATGCAACATGGAGAACTATCAGCGGGCTGCGAGGGATGCTGTTTCGCAAAGAACCAACATATGAGTTTGAAGAAAATGTCTCTGAGATGATGGATGACATTGACCTAGCCGGAACTTCGATTGAGATGATGGCAAAGGAACTAGCGCAGGAGTGCTTGACTGTTGGACGGGCTGGTATGATGACTGACTATCCAACCGTACCAGAAGGCTCGACTATGATGACTGCTGATGCCGCTGGATATAGAGCAAGCATCCAACTGTACAAGTGCGAGAATATTTATAACTGGAAAACCTCACGCCTCGGCAGCGCAACGGTTCTGAGTGAAGTGCGTCTCGAAGAAAGGTATTACATCGAGACAGATAACGAGTGGGAGACTAAGTACGCAAAGCAGTACCGCGTCCTAGATTTGGTCGACGGGAAGTACCGCCAGCGCATCTATCGCAGTGATGAATTTAACAGTCCGCCAGAACAGTACGAGGGAGACATATATCCAACTCTCTCTAACGGTGAGAATCTTGATTACATTCCGTTTGTTTTTGTCGGGGTCGATACGGTCGGCTCTGAAGTTGCTCTACCACCTCTGCTTGATTTGATTACGACAAACTTCCATCACTATATGCAAGCGACATCCTACGAGAGAGGATGTTTTTTCTCTGGTCTGCCAACAATGTTCATTTACGGACACGACGCTGAAGCTGAGGGTTCTGCTGAGATAAAGATCGGAGGCAAAGCAGCAAACAGTATGCCGAACCCAGCGACAAGGGCAGAGTGGCTTGAGGTGCAGAGTGAATTTAGGGCTTTGCGAACTAATCTGGAGGACAAAAAGTCTGAAATGGCCATCCTCGGAGCTAGGATGTTAGAGTCACAAAAGTCTGGCGTTGAGTCTGCTGAGGCATTGGCTCGCCGTCAGAACGGAGAGGAGTCACTTCTCGCTGATATGGCTGGAACATTGTCTGAAGGTGTTGAACGCGCATTACAGTGGCTCAGTGATTGGCAGGGGAATACTAGCGAGGTGAAGTACGAAATTAATAGAGACTTCCTGCCAGCTGCGATGGATTCAACGCAGTTGACCGCATTGGTATCGGCGTGGCAAATGGGAGCGATCAGTCAGGAGACTCTGTTCGATAACATGAAGGCGGGCGAAATTGTCAGCGGCGATACCACATTCGAGCAGGAGCAGGAGAGAATCAACGGGCGCTTGACGGGAATGGCTGAGTAATGCCGGGTATCAATCAAAAATATCTTGACGAAATATTAGGTTACCAGCTTGACCTAAGACGGCTGGAAGCTGGCACTCGCAAAGATGTGCTAAAGACTTTGGTGGCGATGCAGAAGGAGATCGTAGCCAAACTTTCTGGCGCAGCTCCATTGACAGAATTTACTAAAGTTCGGCAGGCTGAGTTATTGAAGCAGGTAAATGCTGTTGTCGGCGAGTATTACGCTAAAGCAGAGGCAGACTTTATAAAGACCACCGATACGCTCGCGCAGACTCAGGCAAAGCACTTGGCTAAGTCGATGGATACCACGCTAAAAGCTGCTATCGTTCTGCCTACGGCTACGACATTGGGGCGGATTGTTGGCAATGTGGCGGTCGAAGGTGGCCCATTGAGTGACTGGTGGGGAAAGCTATCGACGGACACATCGTTCAGATTAAGCAACGCTATACGACAGGGTGCTATACAAGGTGAGACAAACCAGCAGATAATCACTCGCGTTAAAGGACGTGCTGGACAGACTGGAATATTAGAAGTCTCGCGGAGAAACGCTGCTGCGGTTGTACAGACTGCAATGCAAACCATCGCAAACGATTCTCACCTAAAATTGCTAGAGCAAAATGAGGATGTCGCTCCAAAGATTCGATTCCTAACTACTTTTGACAGTAATACCTGTCCGCGCTGTATGTCGCGTGCTGGTCTTGAGTGGGAGACGGTTAGTAAAGACCCTGTCGGTCATTCAATACCGTTCGAGAATCCTCCGATTCACGTTAACTGTAGGTGCGTGCTGGTCGGAGTGACTTTGACTTACAAGGAACTCGGCTCTAACCTGCCAGAACCCAAGATTGGAACGAGGGCGAGCAGCGAAGGGCAGATTCCTGCTGACACTACCGCGTCTGGATTCTTTTCACGCCAGTCAAAAGAAACTCAAGACGAGCAGCTCGGAGCGGGTCGCGCCCAATTGTTCAGAGACAAAAAGATTACGCTGAACGACTTAATTGATGGAAAGGGACGTGAACTAACTCTTGCCCAGTTAAAAAATAAATACGACTAAAGAATTTGTTGACTTGTTGTATGTTTTTATTGCATCATAACAATAACTGTATTTTTCCAACCCCGCAAAGAGGAAGATAAATGGCACTAGCACTAGTAACAGACGCAGTACCAGCAGGACAGGAAGCATTTTATATAAGCAAAGACGATGGCAAATTTTATCTTGACGTTTCTGGATTAGAGGACACGTCTGGATTAAAAAAGGCTCTGGATGAGAATCGCAGACTTGCCAAAGATAGCAAAGCCGCGTTAGCAATACTTCAAGAACAGTTTGCAGGCATTGATCCTGTTAAAGTCAAAGAGATGATGGTGAAGCTAGAGGGCGATGGAGAAGCAAGCCTTATAGCGGCAGGAAAGATTGATGAAGTGATTGCAAAGCGCAGCGAGAAATTAAGACTTGAATTGCAGAAGCGCGTAGATGTAGCCGATGATGCAACGAAGGCTGAGCGAGCAAGGGCGGACGCTTACAAGCAGCGAGTTTTAGATAACCATATTCGGGCTGCTGCTGCTAAAGCTGGTTTGCACGTTGATGCGATTGATGACGCTCTCCTCCGCGCTCA